CATGTTTTCGGGGCGGCATCAAGTAGTAAATAAAAATTTACTTTTTCTTCCGCTGTCTTAACCCGGCGCATGAGGGTTCGGCGGCTCATGTAAAGCCTCGCAGCCTTGAACCACAGCGGCGCAGAGGTGCAGTAGTAGATGACCAAGACCTGTCGCAGCGGTGCCGAGATCTTGGCAACAGCCGCGTCAATCTCGGCAATGTCATCGGGTGCCGTGGATGCGTCGTGCGCTGCGCGTGCGCCCGAGTTAGCGAATACGAACGCCGAGGCCGATGGGTAGCCCGAGACTGCCCGCCCCCGTGACCATCTGCCCCATTGCGCCAGCCTAACTCGCGTCCACTCGATCATCGCGCACACTCCGGCTTTATCTTCGCCTCGTATCGTTGCATCAGATCGCGCACCGTTTGGTCGGCCTCGCGTGCCTCGATCCATTCGCCTCGTGGCTCCCAGACCGCTCGTGCTATCTGCTGGGTCTCGGAGAGCCGGCCGCTCGCGCTCTTGATCTCTAGCCAACAGATGAAAAACACCCGCTCGCCGTTCTCTCCGGGTTGCGGTAGGGGCTTGATAGCGAGTTTGTCGGGGATGCCTAAGCCGGCTTTGGTGTAGTCGATGACGCTAAACCCGGCCGCCTTAACCGCTGCGGTGATCTCCGAATCGTTAAGGTCGCGGCGCATAGCGTACCTCATGATCGGTCGAGTATCCGCAGCAACAGGTAAAGCAGGGCAGCGTCGAGCACTGCGCGGTCTACCCACATCGAGATGAGATAGCAGAGGCCGAATAGAGCGAGGGAAAAAATAATATTCATTTTTTCCTGTATTTACTTTTCAGCCTCAAGGTCTTTCTTCTCGGTGATGGTTGTATCGGCTGCTCGGGCAGCGGGTCGTGGCGGGCATCGTTAACGAGTCGTCCGAGCCAGATGATCCACCACACCCGGTTCGCCCTTTTCAGTTCACGCATTCGCCATTGACTTGAGCCGGTTCATTCCGCGGTCGCCGAATAGTTGCCAGATCATAAACCGTAGGTGTGGGTCGTCGTAAACCTTCTTCGGCTCGGTCATCCGCATGAACTCGCCGATGCGGGTCTTCAGATGCTCGATCTTCTCTGCCGTGTCGCCGTCCTGCGGCGCGAGGGTGTAGCGAGCGAGCAACGCATCGCAGAGCCGTAACCGCATGATCGGGTCGCCGATCTCGTCTTGCCAGAACCGTTGGTTGCGACCTTGCAATGCCTCGAACGCAGCAGCGTCGGCGGCTTTTTGCTTATCGGTTTTCTCGGGTCGGTCGCCTGGCATTGGCTTGGCTTTCTTGAGATCGAACAGTCCCTGCCACTGCTGGCTGACGGACTGATCGACCACTGCGGCTTGGTCGTCACCGTACTTGGCGAGTTTGAGTGCAGCGGCGTGCAGTGAGACTTCCTTTAGTGGCTTCTTGATTGCTTTGCGGTAAGCGACCCACCGTTCCCACGCGGTGTGGTCTAGACCTTGGATGTTGCTGACGTCGGTCATGCGACCTCCAGTTTCCGCTTGATGCGCTCAATGGAGCGTGGCGGTAAACCCTGCGCGAATTGCTCGGCAAGTCTGACCGCGGCGGCTGATTTTTTTTCGGTCGGTGCGGTGATCGCAAGAACGAGAGCCATCGTCAGTGCTTGTTCTAGGTCTTTCCTACTAAAACTGTTTTTCTTTACCTGTGAAATATCCACGTTACCTCCTTAAGAACCTATGACCTTTGGTGAATTCTGCGTGGTGTAGACGGAATACGCCTACAGCATCACGCAGCCATGACCTTCGGAGCCATCCTGCTGTGAGCGACTTTTGACAGGTTGCCCTGTTGCGGTTCGCGCTTCCTCACGAAGTGCTGCGCGTCTAGAGTCCCGCTGCCCCGGTCTAGATTTAAGCGAACTCTGCGCGTGGTTTCCCCGACCAGAATTGCCGAGGGGGGATTGACAGGAGTAAAGCCGATGCTAAACTACCTTCAATCCTTAAGCCCCACCAACAGGATACCCGCTGCGAAGCGGGGTGTAAAGCCCCCACGGATACCTCCCCGCTGGGGGCTTTTCATTTTTAGGCCTTCTCCTGCCCTTGGGGGGCCGGAATAGCGGCCTCTGGGGGCTTATACGGGCCTTCTAGGCGGGTTTTGTGCCGCTCTATAGCCACGGGCAACTCGTACTCCCTACGGGCCGGGAACTTGCCCGACCGCCGCCACCGAAGGACAGCCGGAGGGGTCACGCCGAAAGCCCAGGCCATCTTGTTCTGGGAGCCGAAAAACCGCATTGCTTCGTCGGGGGTCACTTTTTTCTCCTGGGGGGGTTTACATTCGTAAGGGGGTTTAGTATAGTTACCCCCGTTGACAGATACAACGCATCCACAGACAGGAGAATCACATGGGCAACCGAGCCGTAATCACCTTCACGAACCACGCCACTTCGCCGTGCATCTATTTGCACTGGAACGGGGGCCGCGCATCGGTCGAGGGGTTCCTTAAAGCAGCGCAGCAAATTGAACTGCTGCCGACGAACTTTAACCACGAGTCCGAGTTCCTCGACAAGTTCGCCGAGATGATCGCGCACCGTTTCTTTAAGTGCCGCGTCGGGATGACCGTCTACCGCGAGAAGTACGGACAGGCCGATACCAATAACTGGGACAACGGCGTGTACGTCATCGACCAGAAGTTAGAGATCATCGGGCGACTTTACTCGCGAGGCTCCGAGGAGATCGACCCTGCCAAGTCGGATGCAATCTGCAAGGGCATCGTCGAGTGGACATCGGAGCAGGAGGTGGCGGCATAAGCCGCCCCTTCACAGGAGCAACAGAGATGTTCGTATTCGAAACACAGATATATGCACTCGGTGTTTACTGGCACATCGAGGTGTCGTATTCAGCATTTCCGGAAGAGCCAGATACAAACACTCCAGAGCGTATTGAGATCGAGGACTTGTGGATTCTCGGCGCGTATCCCGAGGGCTGCGAGTCGCCCGCCGACTATGAGTCGGTTCGATACCGGGCTGACATTGGTTATTTAGAGAACCAGGAGCAGCAGGAACTGATCCGTCGCTGCCGCCTTGACCTATTCAAGCACTCGCAGGAGATGGACTATGAAGCGTGATCAATCGCTATGGCCGGCCTTTGTTCTAATGATTGTCCTTTACGGACTGGCGTGCATCGTCGAACCGTGCGATGGCCACTCATGCGATGAGGTCACCTATGGAACCCGATGACGCTCCGTGGGGCGATGACGACGGGTGGTGGCACCAGTTAGACCTAGAGATGCAACAGCGCGAAGAATTGGAACGCAAACAGGAGAGCGACAATGAGCGAACTGCTCAAGATCAACGTCAATAACCACATCGAGAAGAAAGGCAACCTATCTTATCTGTCGTGGGCGTGGGCATGGGCCGAGGTGCTGAAGATCGACCCGAGAGCAAAATGGGTAGCGCACGAATGGAATGATCGCCCCGCGATGTTCCTGCCCGATGGCACTGCGATGGTTAAGGTGAGCGTGACTATCAACGACGACACCAAGACTTGCGTCCTGCCGGTGATGAACAACCGAAACCAAGCCATCCAAAACCCAGACGCGTTTGCTGTCAATACCGCGACCATGCGCTGCATGGCAAAGGCTATAGCGATGTTCGGCCTCGGCTTATACATCTATGCGGGAGAGGATCTGCCCGAGGGAGCCGTGCCGCAACTGAACGCCGAGATCGTCGCTTCGATTGCTGCGGCGACTACGCTCGATGACCTTACGAAACTATTCAAGCAACTGTCGAAAGAAGATCGCATGACGCATATCGACCAGTTTACCGCCCGCAAGAAAGAGTTCGCGTGAAACAACGAACAGAAGAATGGCAGGCCGCTAGGCTCGGGAAGGTTACCGCGAGTCGCGTGGCTGATGTCGTAGCGCGAACGAAAAGCGGCTACGGAGCATCGCGTGAGAATCTTATGGCGCAATTAATCTGCGAGCGGCTGACCGGCAAGCCGACAGAAGGATTCACGAGCGCAGCGATGGAGTGGGGCACGCAAACAGAGCCGGAGGCGCGGGCAGTGTATAGCGCACGCATCGGAGAATTGGTCGATGAGGTTGGCTTTATCGAGCACCCGACGATTGCGATGGCCGGTGCTTCACCAGATGGGGTGACCGATGATGCTCTGGTCGAGATCAAGTGCGCCAATAGCGCAACGCATCTTGAGTACGTTCTGTCGGGCAAGCCGCCGGCCAAGTACATAACCCAGATGCAATGGCAGATGGCGTGCACATGTAAACCGGCTTGCGATTTCGTCAGTTATGACCCGCGACTGCCGGAGTATCTACAACTGCTCATAGTCCGCGTCCCGCGTGATGACGCGATGATCGCTGACCTAGAGGCAGAGGTGCGTAAATTTTTAGTCGAGTTGGATGAAAAGATAAACAAACTGAAGGAGATTCGATTGTGAACTATGACCCGAATTTGAAAGGCGTGCTGTTCAAGAACAACAAGGACGGGAACGAGAAGCGGCCCGATTACCGTGGCTCTGCTGTAATCAACAACGTCGATTACAACCTATCGGCATGGATCAAGGCCAGTCAAAAAAGTGGCGACAAGTACATGAGCATTTCATTCCAGCCGAAAACGGATAGCAAGCCCGCCAAGCTAGCGGCCAAGGTCGAGATGACCGAGGACAACTGGCACGACGACTCGGTGCCGTTCTAAAGGCACGACAGATGCGACGCATATTTCCGAAAGGAACCACGCCCCAGCAATTCACGGCTGCTGCGGCTTTAATGGTGCAGGGTCTGTCGTCAGACCGGGCGTGGTGCGTCGAGGTGTCGGAGTGGAAAAAGCCACGCACGAATCAGCAGAACTCGTTTTTATGGGGTGTCTGTTATCCCGCGATCCTAGAGGGCGGCGGGGAGGCACTGGCGGGATGGACGCGAGAGGACATCCACGAGTATATGTTGGGCGAGTGCTTTGGCTGGGAAACGATAGAGGGGTTCGGGCGTAAGCGAGTTCGGCCCATCAAGAGATCGAGCAAACTTAACCGGCAAGAATTCAGCGACTACCTACTGTTTCTCGAAACACGGTGCGCTGACCTGGGCATTGTCATACCGGAGCCATCGTATGAACAGGCATGAGGAAATGCGGCAACAGGTGATGGACTTTCACAAACGGCACCCAGAGGTCTGGGAGATGTTCGTGCAGTTCACCTTCCAGATGATCGACCGCGGCTATAGCAACTACTCGGTCAACGCCATCTTTGAGCGCATTCGCTGGGAGAAGGACAGCGTGGGCGGCGATGGTGTAACGTCGTTCAAACTAAACAACAACTACCGAGCATTTTACTCGCGGCGGTTTATGAAGATGCACCCGCAGCATGAGGGATTCTTTCGCACGCGGCAGCAAACGTCGGAGGATCAGTTTGCGACGCATAAGCCAGAACTGACACCGGCTTACTACGCATGAACCTACGCAAACAAGCCAAGGGCCGCGATTGCACTGTGCGTCTGCCGTCGATCTGCAACCACAATAGCGAGACGGTTGTGCTCGCGCACATACGGATGCCGGGCATTTCTGGCATGGGTCTTAAAGCCGACGATTTACTTGGAGCGTGGGCGTGTAGCGCGTGCCACGACGCGATAGATCGTAGAGCGCACACCGATCTTGAGCGCGATTACGTCCGATTGGCGCACCTTGAGGGAATGGTTAGAACCATCGCACAACTACGAGCGGAGGACATCGTATGATCGATGAGTGGGAACAAGAATGGGATCGTATGACTCACACTTCGACCGAATACAAAAGAGAGATTCGAGAAATGCGCGAACGTATATATCACTACCTCAAACGCATTGCGGAACTAGAGGCCGAGGTGCATGAATTGCGTGCAAAGGACAGTCAGTGGGTGCAAGAACCATGAGTTTTTGGGTAGACACGCCGTATGTCACGGCCTACGTCCGTAACGAGTTCTTGTACGACCAGCAAAGCGGTCACGGCGAGTTTACCGAATGTACCGTGTTTGGCTTTCGCGCAGAGCCGATGCGGGTGCCGATGTTTCAGATTATGACGGCCTCTGGGGCGCAGTGGGCGCGCATCCCTATCCACGCCTTATGTTCTAAGCCATGCCCTGCCATAAGCCTTCAGGTTGCGTGCTGGTGGGACTCATTCAG